TTTGGCTATGGGTGCAACATGAGGGGAGTTTAATAGAGGGAAAGCCAACAATAACTGTTAGTGGTTGTTCTATGCTGCACAACAAGTATTTTCCTAATTACGCTTACACCACAATAAAAGATAAAAACGGAAACAACGTATTTCAATTTTTTACAAAAAGAAGCGAAAAAACTGAATACGATTCAGTAAAGCCAATACATAAAATGGTTGTAGAGGTTTTAAAAAGAATTTCTAATCGGAAAGAAGGCTATCAGCCAACCCCAAAGAATACATTTATTAATCGTAAGCGCCAATCTAAAGGGAAAACATTATTATTTGATTGGCATACAGTAACAATTTCGCCATCAAAAGAGAAAAATGAACCCTTGGGAGGCACCCACGTAAGCCCTCGCAGGCATCAAGCAAGGGGGCACTGGAGGAAATATAAATCCGGCAAACAGATATGGATTAAAGAATGCTGGAAAGGCGATGCAAGTAAAGGCGTAGTGTTTAAAGATTATAAAATGTGTGAGACATTGAAGTAAAAGCACAGGTACTAACGGCCTAACGTCAGGCCGGTTTCCCTATGACCACTAAATAGCTAGACCAATTAACTACCTAGTAAATTAATTGTAAAGCATAATAAATTAATTGTAAGGTACAAATAATGAAGCGCCATGCATTGCTGGACTATTTGATTGAAAGCCGTTGGGCAGATGGCGACAGGGACCTGGTAGAGCTGCTAGACATGTCACGGTCCACGATCAGTAAGATCCGGTGCCGTAATGTGTCAGTAAACCCAACCCATATCCTAAGTATCTATGACGCGACGAACCTGAGCATTGACGAAATTAGGGGGCTCATTGACAAGGCATCGAAGGAGACAAATGATGAAGACGAGTGATACAATGAAACCTAAGCTGTGGGAGGTTGTAGTGGCTACGATATCAATTGTGCTACTGTTCCTTCTCGCTGCACTACTTTAACCTTTAAGGCATCCTATAAGGCTCCCTTGAAGGCTACCGGTGGTCTGGAGTTTGCCTTGGTCGGTTTCGCCAGGCCTGACACCCCGGAAAGACGGGGGACTTGACAGTATTAGTCTGGGCAATTAATATTCACATATCTGCTACGGGTGGTGCCGAGCAGTAGTTTACAGGAACGAGAGCGCCCTGCGAAGGCGGCTTCGTCAAAGCTGTGAGGACCGTGCCTGTACACGCCTCATATGCGGCCAACCTAGCCTAAAGCCGTTTTCGCAGGGCTTTTTCGTTAGTATGGCTGCCGATAGACATGCGGTACGTCGGTGGTGTCTTGGTACTACTCTGCTACACGAGCAAGCCAGAGCAGAGACGGTGGGCGAATCCTAGAGCCGGGTGGTTGAGAATAGTCTGGGATGCTGTGCGACGGGGATGGCTCCGGGCGACAGAAAAGCGAGTCCGTTTCATTACGGTATGGGCTTGCTTTGCTCTAAGGATTCACCAAGCGACACCCCTAAAGAGCCTATAAGGCACAACCGATTACCTTCACCGGGGAAAGAGATGAAACCACTAACCGACGACGAAATTGAAGAGCTATTCGACATAACAGCCAGGGAAGCCTGGAACAGCCCTTCAGCCAACCCGGCAAACATATTCCCATTTATGTTCGCCCGAGCTATTGAAGCTCATCACGGGATAGAAGATAGACAACTTCCAGAAGCGTAAGTACACTCTGACCAAAGGAGCACACTATGGCTAAGATGGGAAGACCCAGCATATACACAGACGAACTAGCGGCTACGATCCTCGGCAGGATCAGTAACGGCGAGTCGCTGCGTAGTATCACGATGGAAGAGGGGATGCCGAACCCAGACACGGTTTATGTGTGGTTGTTGAAAAGACCAGACTTTGCCGAGAATTACACGCGTGCACGGGAGGAACAGGCTGATACCCTGGCTGACGAGATCCTAGCTATTGCTGACGAGACGCCTGACTCTGTGACTGACGAGAAGGGGATTAGCCGCACCGATAGCGGCTGGGTAACCTGGCAGCGGAACCGCGTTGACGCCAGGAAGTGGGTGGCCAGCAAGTTGAAGCCAAAGAAGTATGGCGATGCCTTGAAGGTCGGTGGGGACAAGGATAACCCATTAGCGGTGACGGTGGGGACCGAGGTCTTCGATAGCGTGCTAGAAAACCTGGCGTTACAGAAGCAACTGCAGAAGTCTAAAAAATGAGTGACCTGGCCGAGATACTGAGGGACGACAAGGTTCGAGCTCAGTTCATGGCAATGCCCCCGGCACAACGGGCGGCGTATGGCTGGAGGATGCAGTGGCTATCTAAGGCCCACCGGCATCAGATATTACCTACTGGGGACTGGTGGAGCGTCTGGCTGTTACTAGCGGGGCGTGGTGCCGGCAAGACCCGCACGGCGGCTGAGCAGCTTGCCTGGTGGGCCTGGACTGAGCCTAACACCCGATGGCTAGTCGGGGCGCCAACGAGCGCTGACGTGCGTGCTACCTGCTTTGAGGGGGATAGCGGCCTGATGTCGGTGATCCCACCGATTCTCATTAAAGACTATAACCGGGCCTTCCACGAGATCACGCTAACGAATGGGAGCTTGATCAAGGGGATCCCGGCGTCCGAGCCCGAGCGCTTCCGCGGTCCGCAGTTCCACGGTGGCTGGTGCTGCTCCCCACACACCATGATTGCGCTACCTTTTAGTGGCCAACGTGCCATTAAGGATATTGTCCCAGGCGATATGGTGATGACGCGTCACGGCCCCCGCAAAGTTTTGGCCGCCGGTGTATCGGGCAACCCGAATGATTTAGTGCGTATCGATTGTGGAGATACGAACTTGACAGTAACAGTAGATCATCCTATTCTCGTTGGTGACCAGTGGGTTCCCGCTGGCGACATCAAGATGGGAGACAAGGTATGGCTGGCTACAAATACATTAATGGACGATATGCACATAGAGTCATCTATGAGCGGCACTATGGCACCATCCCAGCAGGGTTCGTCATTCATCACAAGGATGAAGACAAAAGCAACAACGCTATTGAGAACCTTGAGGCAATGCCTAAGTCTGAGCATCAGCGCCATCACGCAACAGGCAAAGAAAACTCAGTGGCTCAACGGCAAGCTGCCGCTAAAACTCTTGAATCATTACGTATACCCAAAGATGCGGAGTGCCTGCATTGCAAAGAATCGTTTGTTTCACTATCTGCGAACAGGGCTGGAAAGTTTTGCTCTCGTTCCTGCCTTGAGCAATGGCGGTGCAATAAATTTATCCCTGAGCCACGAAAGTGCCTTGTTTGCCAAAAAGACTACACAGCAGTTAAACGATTCCAAATGTACTGTTGTAAGCGATGCAACGCTAAATCAACAACAAGAACGTATCGAGTTGAGCCAACTGGCGGTACTAAGCGTCGAACGGTTGCCGAACTCACTGACGTACAACCTAACGGTTGAGGGTGAGCATGAGTTCATTGCTAACGGGATCGTAGTTCACAACTGCGACGAGCTGGCGGCCTGGGACTACCTCGACGCCGCCTGGGACCAGATCAACTTCAGCGTCCGGCTAGGCAAGCATACCAGGCTGATCTGCACCACAACCCCGCGGCCGAAGGACTTGATCGTTGAGCTCATTGGCCGTGACGGTGACGACGTTGTTGTTACAACGGCATCGACCTACGATAACATAGCGAACCTATCGACGAACTTCCAAAAGCAGATCATGCAGTACGAGGGGACGAAGCTCGGCCGGCAGGAGATCTACGCCGAGATCTTGGATCCTGAGGAGTCTGGCATCGTCAAGCGGGAGATGTTCAAGCTCTGGCCTAACGGCAAGGAATTCCCTAAATTCGAGTACATCATTCAGTCTTACGACTGCGCCTACACGGAGAAGACGGTTAACGACCCGACGGCCTGCATCACGTTCGGCATGTTTAAACCGCTGGACGGTCCAATGTCGGTGATGGTGATCGACGCCTGGCAGGACCGGCTGCAGTACCCCGACCTGCGCCCGAAGGTCATTGAGGAGTACGACACGATCTTCGGCGAGGGCAAAGAGAAGAAGCGGGTTGACCTAATCCTGGTTGAGGACAAGAGCGCCGGCATCAGTCTTATACAGGACCTGCAACGAGCCCACCTGCCGGTCCGAGCCTACAACCCTGGCCGGGCTGACAAGATGCAGCGCCTGAACATTGTCTCCAACATTATCGCTCGTGGCCGTGTCTGGATCCCTGAGAGCAGCATCCGCAAGGGCTTCGTGCGCGACTGGGCCGAGGGGTTCGTCAGCCAGATATGTAGCTTCCCAGAGGCCACGCACGATGATTTTGTAGACGCCTGCACCCAGGCCCTGCGTTACCTGCGTGACGCCGGCTGGCTAGAGATCGACGCACCGCCGCGGGATGACTATGACGAAGAGGACCTGATCGACTCAGGCATGATGAGCACGCGGGTTAACCCTTACGCCGCGTAGTCGGTAGACGGCTAACGGAGACCCCATGATAATTGCTAAAGTTAACAATAGAGGGTGACGCGATGACATTGAGCGAATGGTACAAAGCCGGCAACCACCTGCCTAACATGGCCAAGGGCGGTAAGGCCAAGAAGAGCATGCGCCGTGTATCTGACGACCCCATTGGCGACTTCCTGAACGACTATGAGATTGAGAAGTTGACTAAGGGCATCGCCGAGCTAGACGCCAAGATTAAAGACTTGGAGCCGGTACCAACACAGGTAGAGACCGGTAGCGACCCGATGCTGTTAGACGTTTACCCGCGGCTCAAGCGCGAGATGGAAGCCGACCCGCACCTGTATGAGTACGGGACAGCGAATAAAAAAGACCCATCGTTTAGGCGCCCGATGCTTCGTAAGCCTGCTGGCCGTCC